CGCGCGGCCGTGCCCGTCGACTGTCTGCGCCATCCGGTTGCACACCAGGCCGGTGTCCATGAAATCCGGATCGAGCAGCACGTCGACGACGTCGAGTAGTGCCATGGGTCACTTCCTTTTGCGAAGCACGTAGGTGATTGCGTTGCGATACTGGGTCGTGTCGATCAGCGGCTTGGCCAGCTCAGTGCTGGGCTGCTGGCCGGCGTCGCGGGACGCCAGTTCTTCCTTCGCCCCCTTCCTGCCGCGCCGCGCGCGGTTGCGCAGCGTAGCGTCGCTCAGCGCCGGGCCGATGCCGCTGTTAATCAGTGCACGGACCGAGGACTGGGCAGCCAGGCCGGCCATGCTCATCCGCCGCTTTGCGCCGTCAAGATCGCCATCCAGTGCCGCCTCTACCCCCTTCTGCAACTGCGGTAGGGTCTTCGGCTGCGCGGCGGCAACGCCCGGCACCAAGTGCGGACGCGCCGGAAGGTTGATCTCCGGCGCCCCGTTCTCCTGGATGTATCCGATTTCGGCGTTGCTGAGCGGCGCGCCCTCATCCTTGCGGCCGGCGGTGCTGTCGGGCACACCGACAAGGACTTGCTGGTCGACCAAGCCGTTGATGGACTGAAGCACCTGCTTCAGCCTGTCCACCTTCATGTAGCCCATGGGATATCCCGATGGGCTGGCGCGGCTACAGCTGCATGCCGCCGGCGCCCATCATTCTGGCGAGAGTGAGGAACCGGACACCGTAGGTCGTCAAGTTCCACATACCGGCGTCGTCAATGGTTGCCGCGCCCGTGTCGTAGCTGGCGCTAACCTTGTCGACTGCCTTGGAAGACTGCGGGCCAGTGACCTGGCCCGGGATGCCGCCGATGGCTGCGGTTGCTTCATCCCGCGCGGCCAGGACAAGGAAGTGTGCGGTGCACAGCTCAATGCCCTGGTCGGTCAGGACGCCCCACCGGCAGGGGTTCACCAATGACGTCGCAATGATCAGCTGAAATTCGACCGACGCATCTGAGTACTTGGCCTTGTCGGCGAACTCCGGAAAATCGGCTCTGAACTGGTCTGGTGTCATAGGTGGTTGGCTGATGCCCCTCGCGAGGCATCATACCCCGTTACTTCCTGCCGGTCTGCTTCGCCGCTGCCTCGGCGGCCTTCTCGCGCTCGGCGATAGCCACCTCGCGGCCGTCCAGTGCTTCGGCGCGGGTATTCAGGTCGGCTTCGCGCAGGTCAACTGCGCTCGCGCGCTCTGCCAGCTTTGCCTCGCCGTCGGCCAGAGCCGCGGCACGGGCGTCGAGAGCCAGCCTGTCATCGTTGAGCGTGGAAGCCACCGCCGCAAGCGTCCGGGCCTCTTCCTCGAGCTGGGCCCGGAGAGCATCAGCGGCAGCTGCCGATTCCGGGTCCGCCGGCGGCTTGTCGCCAGTGTGCGCCTTTACGAACCAGTGCTTGGCAATTTCCTCGGACACCTGGTGGTTACCCACCGGGAACTCGAGCTTTTCGCCGCCGTGGCGCAGGTTGAACGCCTTCTTGACGTAGATAGTCGGCATGTCGTTCTCCCTTACACGCCGTCGCGATATGCGACAGTTTCCGGATAGACCACTTCCACCACGCCCAGGCGGCCGAAGTAGGTGGTGATTTGATTGATGCCACGGTATTCGAGCGGCGTGCGTTGCAACGGCACCATGGGGAACCGGATGCGGTTCTTGTCTTTGGTGTACGCCACCATGCGGTTTGCGCCGGCGGCCCCGCGCCCGGTCAGCCACTTGGACGGGAAGATCTCCAGCGGACGGCCGTTCAGCCCGTTGGCGATGCTGTTCTCGCGCAGATAGTTGAGGACGCTGATGTTGCCGGCATCGCTCACCTTGCGCTGCACCAGCCGTGACCAGTTGGTCGGGTCCAGCAGAATGCGGCCCGGGCATACCGCGTATGCCGCGGCGCTCCACGCGCTGTCCAAGAGCTCGTTCACGTCGTCGAGCATCTGGTCCGGCGTGGCAGTTGCCCAGTTGCCAGTATCAGCGTTCGACACATTCGTCACGGCCGTGTTGTTCACCAGTCCGGTAACGCCCAGCACGGAATCGCCGATGTAGACCTGCTCGTCGGTGTCCATATTGTGCTTGAGCTGCATTGCCTCGAACTTCTGCTGGTCGACCGGGCGGCCGAGCTGCTGGGCAGCCATCAGTTCAGGAAGCGTCCAGCCCAGCTCGATACCCCAGAGCGTCAGCGGGCTGGGGGTTTTTCCGATGTCCAGGCCGATGCCTTGGATCGCAGTCGTTTCCTTGCTGATCCAGTTCTTGCCGGCCGGCGAAGGACCGCCAGCAGCAGCAAACGACGAGTTGGTGAACGACGAGACGTCATCGGTGATCGCTACGTCTTCACGCAGATCGATGTCGCGCGACCAGGTCACCGACGCCAGCGGCATGTGCAGCGTCTGATCCAGGCGTTCCAGTTCGCCGACGAGGAACGCGCCCGCGCTGTCTCGCGTGCGAGCGTCGAACGTCATGAAGTTGTCGCGCGTACGGGCGCGGATGACGGCGGGGGCATTGACCATGGCGATCGCAGCCGCCGCGGCCATGCGCGGGAGGATGATTTTGCTCATTCTGGGTGACCCCTTAGATGTTGTACTCGATCTCGACGTTGCCGTTGGCATCGCCCGCATTGGTGAAGAAGGCGCCGGGAATTGCCACGGTGTTGGTACCGTCGGCAGCCGCTTCCACACCGCCGATGGGCTTGCCGGCGGCCGCAGCAGCGACACGCACGTAGACCACGCCTCGATCTGCCGGGGTGCCAGCGTTGTTCTTCACCGTCATGTAACCCCGGCGCATCTGGTCACCAATGCCAGAAGCCGGGGGCGTTGCCGTGCCGAGCGGATCGGAAGCCGCGCCGCCAGTCGTAGGGTACGGCCGCACATACCAGCCGATGACTACCGATGCAGCGTCACCGGCGGCAACGGGGCGCAGCTTGCCGTTGACCTTCTTGGCAGGAACGCCATAGGCCGGGAACGGAAAGGCAGCATCGAGCGCGGCAGCCTCAACAGTGGACGCCGAGCGGCGCGAAATATCCCCGGGAATACCCGAGGCCATGCGGAACAGGATTGCGTTGCCCATGTCGGGACTCCCTTGGTTATTGGCCGGACTGCTTGGCCCAGAATTCGGCGTTGCGCTTGTTCATCTCGGCAATGCTGCTGACCTTGCCGAAATCGCTGGTCTTCGCCACGCTGTCGTGCACGCGGCCGTTGTTCTGCGCCTTGATCAGCTCGCTGGCGCCCATGAAGGCCGCATGTACCAGGCCGGCGGGCAGCTTCTCGAAGTCGGCCTTGTTGCCACCCAGGAACGGGGTGATTGCTGCCTTGCCAGCGTTCGTGCCGTATGCCGTGTCGAGCGCCTTGCGCTGGCATTTGCACAGCGCGGTGGCGCGATCCTTGGTGGATGTGGCTGCATCGAACGTCGGCAGCTTGATGCCTGGCGCCAAGATCTCCGCGCGCGACAGGATGCTGGCCGCCGAGTCGCCGGTGTACAAGTCGACTTCCGACTGGTTCAGCGTGGGTGCCGTCTCGGCCTGTGTCAGATCGCCGTCGTGGCCGGTTTTTTTCTTAGTCGGGTCTTCGTCGTCGTCCTCGTCGTCGGTCTTTTCCTTCTCCGAATCCTTTGCACGGCGCTTCCCCAGCGCAGCGATAGCAGCGTCCTGGGCTTCCATGCGCTTCAGGATCGTCTTCAGAAGCACGGACGTGGCGTCGCCAGTCTTGCCTCCCTTGCCTTCGTCCGGGTCGTCTTCTTCGGCGTCCGTGGTATTGGACTCCTCGAGGGCTTCTTCAAGTGCTTCGGCATCCTGTGCCTTGAATGCAGTGCGCACGCGGTCGAGCCAGGTGCGCTTACCCTTGGGCTTGCTGTCGGTGGTCTTCATGTCTTCGGATTCCTTATCGCCGATGGCACAGCGGGGGCCGCATCGGCCTCGCTCTTCCAGGGCTACGTGGTTGACAACGATATTCCGCTGTACCCCGCGGCCGGGTGCTACCTGTTCGTAGTCCGCCTCATAGCCGAGGCTGACTTCTTCGATGTGCTCTTCCTGCACTGCCTTGATGGCATCCGGATGCTTGATCAGGAGGTCTGCCACCAACAGGTCATCGGCGATGCCGTCGCCACGGCGCGGATTCAGCATCACGCCGCGGGTCAGCGACGCATAGTTGGTCGGCTGCACGAAGTCGTCGGGGTGGTGCAGAGTGACGTCCTTGCCCATGCAGCTGGCCATGGTGGCGTCGCGGAATACCTCTTCCGGCGTCCGGCTGAT